TTGTGGGTGGAGCATCAGTTATAGAGTTAGTTAATTGCAGAAATAGAATAGGTAATGACTTAAATCATTACCAGATAGCACTATTAGAGAAGATACGTGATGAGGGACCTGACAGTTTACCTGATGTTATAACTCGTGAGGATTACTATGCTGTAAAGGATAATAAAGACAAATATCCAGATTGGTATGTGGCTTATGTAGGTATTGTGGGGAGCTTCAATTGTATTTGGTTTGGTGGATATGGTGGCTCATATAAAAATAAAGATGGGAAAGAGACTAACTCATGTATAAGCTTTAAAAACAGATTAAAAGCTAATAACGAGCAGAGCTTATTAAGTGGTATAACATTAAAATGTGGAGATTATAAAGATTTAGAAATACCTAAAGGCAGTTTAGTTTATTGTGACCCTCCATATAAAGGCACACGTGAATATAAGGACAAAGGTTTTAATCATAAAGAATTCTATGACTGGGCTATTGAAACAGCTAAAGACAACTTGGTATTTATATCAGAATATAGGATGCCTAAGGAGTTTAAACTGGTTGATTATTTCCACTTTAGTAAAAGTCTATCTACAAACTGTGACCCTGACGATGCAGGAAGTACGGATTGTCTCTTTGTTGTAAAGGATGGATGGCTTATTAATGAACTGTTTGGTGAGTGTGTTATAAATATATTATAGCATTTAGTATAAACCTAATCGACATTATCTCGGTTAGGTTTATTTTTTGTTTATATAGCTTATAGTGATTGATTATATCTTAAAACATATAAATCAGCAGTATTGATAAATTATATTATTTTGTGATAAAATATACTACTTATATGTGAATATTCCTTTTCTTTTGATAAATTAGTAATTGCATTATGTTACTATAAATATAAACATTTTGATAAAACTAGGTATGCAGTCAGGGTATTTTTTAGTAAATATTTTATTAGTGATTTTAGAGTTAATATATGTAATATTTTGGTAGTTGGGTTGGGTGTGGTTTGTGAGGTTTATAGGTTATGTAAAAATTATATATGGTTATGTAAAGGTTTTATATAATTTTATAAAATTTTTATGTAAAAAGTATTGTATAATTTTTATATATGTGGTATAATAAAGGTAGAAAAGGAGAAATAGTTTGAGTCTTTTAAACATTGAGGTGGTGAATATGGACATTCGTACTGAATATAATGAATACAAGGCAGGCAGATTAAAGATTGAACAGCTTTCTAGTGCCTGCCTGTTAGAAATCATTAAGATGAAAAATAAACAAATTAAAGAATTAACTGATAAAGTAAAAGACTTGGAGTCTGAACTTGCTCGTTTTGATAAAATAGCTAAACACTATGACCGTATGAAACAAGGACTTAATAAAGGTCATGTAAAACCAATAAAAGACATTGATATAATCCTTGACATGAGGTCTAAAGGCATGAGTATGGAAAAGATAGCTCAATACTTAACTTCTTTAGGACCTGAACATAAAGCTACTAGACAAACTGTTATAAACAGACTTAAGCGGTATGAGTCATCTGGGGATTATAAAATTGACTTTTGACATAGTTTATATCCATCCCCTCCTATTCTATATAGCTCCACTACATATCGTTATGATTGTAGTGGAGCAATTAAAAAAAATAGAAAAACTTGTGGAGGTGATAATAATGGCTGAATTAGATATTAGAGACAAAGAAGGTATAAGGCTAGGTTTAATAGGTGCTCGTAAAAATGCTAGATTAACACAATCTGAACTAGCTAAAAGAGTCTATATAAGTAGAAGTCATCTTGCTTCTTTAGAGTTAGGTACTCGTAATGCTAGTGATGACGTGTGGAAAAGACTTAAAAAAGAATTGAGAGTCAAAAGCGTTGAGGAACTTTGGGAAAGGTTTACATATAAAGAAGGCTATTTCCATGGTGATGATGGAAATAAAATAAAAGACCCTAAATATTTTAAATATACTGATAATGAGGAGGTAGATGACGATGTTAGAGGGTAGAAGCTGGATGGATAAAGCAGTAAAACATGGAGGAAAAATAGTAGGACTTAATGATATAACAAGAGATAGCGGTAAGTTCTACTTGTATCAACTCTATACAACTTGTTTTATAGAGTTTAATAGCATGGATGAATTAAAAAGTTGTGTAGAGATTCTTAATAAAGAAGAGAAATACTGGGATTATGACCCAGTATTAAAACTAAGTGCAAACCAAGTGTTAGACCGCTTTGGTAGAGCTGATTAGGAGGTAGATGACGATGAATATGATTACTAATATAGATGCTTACATGAGGGCACTTGGTGGTTTAATACTGTTTATTGTAGCTTTAACATTGTCGATTGCTATATTAGCAACTTTTATTATAAAGATTACTATTTCTATAAAAAATAACTATAAGAATAAAGATAATGACCTTTAAATATAAAATTAAAAACAGGAGGTAATTATATTGACTAGAGTAATTGTTAATGGAATAGAATTATTATACGTATTAGGTGTAACTATATCACCTAATAATACTAAAATAGCACAGTTGTGTATCGAGGATAGCAAATTAGTAGTTGAAGATAACAAACCTGTTGTAAATCTAATTACATTAGATTGTCTAAAGGACGATATAGAAATTAATGTTATGACAGTTGATAAAAAACTAAACATACAAAAGGTGTATTATGAAAGTGCTCTAAGTGATTAAAAGTATTTACTTATTGACACTTGTAGCGACACAGTCACTAAGTGTAACAATATAAAAGGTTGATATTGGTAAATAAATGTGTTATATTATATGTGTAATATAACACATTTTTTTATTGTGTAAAATACGTAAGAGGGTGAAGGATGTGCCTAGATATGGGCCTAAAATTGATGATGATGACGTAGCTATATTTAAGAAAGCTACTAAAAGTCAATATAGTTCCACTTTATATGAACAACTTAAGCGTGATAAAAAACTTGAGAGGTTTATATGTGCATTACAAGTATGTGGTTCTAGAAATTATAGTCTTAGGAAAACTTGTGAATATATAACTAAGCTTTTTCCTAGTTACTGTAGAGGTAAAGGTTTACATCCTCGAACACTTGCCGATATGATATCATTCTATCCGGAACTAGAGGAGGCTTATGGTTTCTCTAAAGATATTGGTGCAATGGCGGCTTATAACAGAGCTAAAGCAATTGCAGAAACTACTGATGACATTAATGATATTAAATTGTTTAATGAGATGTATGATGATGGCTCATTCTTATATATAAGACCTGATACTAGAGATGCAAGTAGTGAAGATTGTGGCGGTGTTGTCACTGAAGTAAACATATTTAACAGCAGGTCAGAGGAAAAAGATAATGAGTAGATTAAATATAGATATAGGTAAGTTAATTATATCTACATTTGATAATGTTTTTGAATCTATTATACAATGTAAGTACAACAGGGTTATATGTAAAGGTGGACGTAACAGTACAAAGTCATCTATGATAGCTTTAGCTATTATACTTGGTGTATTTATTTATAGATGCGACGCTGTATGTATGGTAAAGTATAATAACAGAGTATTTGAAAGATTAGTCAGCACATTTATGGAAATGCTTTATAGATCTGGTTTATATGGGTTTTTTAAATATAAAGCACAGCGTCAAGAATTAGTACTATTAGATGGATGGCAAGGTAATGAAACAAAGTACTCAATTAAGTTTACTGGTGTAGACGACCCTAATAAGTTAAAGTCATTTAAACCTCGTTCTGGTGCAGGCGGTTTCAGATATATTTGGTTCGAGGAGGCAACTGACTTTACTGGTGTAGCAGAGATAAACAACGTAGTTAATACAATGGGTCGTGGTGAGGGAGAACATATTGTTATATTAAGTTATAATCCCCCTAAAAGTACCTCTAACTGGGTAAATATTGAATATAATGCACCTTGTGGTATTGTATTAGGTTATGAAAAGAATAGTTATGTCACTCAATTCGATATTGAGTATACTAATGAAAAAGGTGACATTACTAAAGAAACTGTTAGACAGTTAGTACACCATAGTACATACTTGGATGTAATCGCTGACGGACATGCAGATTGGGTTAAAACAACTATTATTAATGCAGAGGTCGCTAAAAAAGCTAATTATGACAATTATCGCTGGGAATACTTAGGTGAGGCTATAGGTACTGAGGGTAACGTCTTTAGAAATATACGAGAGTTGCATCATAATGATTATAGTACTAAATATATTTATAGAGGTCTTGACTTTGGTTTTTCAGTTGACCCATCAGTTTATGTGGAGTGGTGCTACAACGCATCAGAAAAAGCAATTTATTTACACAATGAGTACGTAGCTATTGGTGTTGACAATGAAACTTTAGTGTATAATATTAAGCGATTTAATAAACACGACTTTACTGTTTGGGCAGACAGTAGCGAACCAAGAACTATCAATGAATTAAGAAAATTAGGACTTAGAAAAATACAAGGTGTGAAAAAAGGACCAGATAGTGTACGACATGGTATCAAGTGGCTACAAGATTTAAACTCTATTTATATAAATCCTATTAAGTGTCCTTTCACATATAAGGAGTTTACTAGATACGAATATGCTATGAATAAACTAGGTGAGTACACTGGAGAATTACCTGATAAAAACAACCATAGTATAGATGCTACTAGATACGCATTATGTACAAGAATTGATGCATAGTGGGTGATTTATAATGGAAATATTTACTTCTACTGGCTTTATAGGTGCAAATAAAGTATTTCCTCCTACTAAAAGTAAGGAGAGGTTAGAAAAATATAGAATTAATAACGCTAGATATAAAGGTGAGTACAATAAAGAAAGGCAATTAGTCATTAAAACTGTTAATGGTACTAAGACAATAAATTGGAAAGTACCTAAGTTAAACTATTATAAACTTGTTACTGATAAATTTGTAGGCTTATTATTAAATGAAAAGCCTATTATTGGTACAAAGAATCTAGACTTAGAGGACAAGTTAAGTGATATTGTTACTAATAGTTCTTTTTGGTTAGCTTTCCAAGAGGCAGCTAGGACATTTAGTAGTTTAGGGGATGGCGTACTGTATGTTTATAATGACAATGGTTTACCTGGTATTAATGCAGTAAATCCAGAGTTTTGGTATAAAGTAGTATATAGTAACAACATCAATAATACTAAATGTCATGTATTAGTTCAACCTATATATGAGGAAAACTTTGATAATATTGCTACTGAAGATAAAATAATTGCATTGAGAGTAATGGAACATTATAGAGGATACTACATAGAGAGGTATTATTCTTATAATGGTACTACTATTGGACAACCTATAGAGTATGTAAATGATACTGGTGAAACAATACCTGTTGAAGGTAAAAGATACAATACTGGTATTAGGGGTTTTGCAGTTATAGATTTTAATAACAGTAAAGCTGTAGATGAGGTCTATGGTAGTTCTGACTATGAAATATTTAATGATGCATTGGAGTTAAAAGAAAAGAAAATTAGTCAGCTTGATTGTGTTACTGATAAACATATTGACCCTATCGTACAAGTACCTTATTCTACGATTGAAGAAAATGAGGAAACAGGTCAGGCAGAGTTTAATGGTCTTGGTAACTGGATAGCTGTACGAGAGGGAGAAGAAATAAAATATATATCGTGGGATGCTAAAACAGAGGCTGTATTAGGTTTAGTCAATAAATTAGACGATGAAATAGCAGTACTATCTGAGATGGGCAAGGCTTTCCTTTTTGGTGAGTACGCTAATGTATCTGGTGAGGCTCTTAAGACAATGATTAAGAGCGCATTAGATAAAGCAGCTAGACAGATAGATACAATAGAGCCAGCTATTAAAAAAGCATTGTGTGCAATGTTAGATATAGTAGGTGTTAGTGTTACTCCTGCTGATATAACTATTGGATGGCAAGATGGTATAACAGAAACAGACTTAACAATAGCTCAAACAGCTAAAACTATGATTGAGGCTGGTATAATCTCTAGAAAGCGTGCTATTATGAAATATGAAGGTTTAACTGCTGAGGAGGCAGAGAGAGACCTTGATATTATGAATAAAGAAAATAGTAAAGGAGGTATAGTGCATGAGTAAGCTATTAGAGTTACTTGGACAGGAAGCCTATGATAAACTAAAAGCAGCATTAGGCGACCAGTTCGAGGACTTTGAGACACAGTATAATGATGGTAAACTTACTGATGCTGATGTAAAAGCAAAACAGCAGGAGTTAGGTTTACTTGAAGATACTGATGTTGAAGGTGGTGAAGGCGATAAAACTGAGGCTGAAGATGGTGAAGGCGATAAAACTGAGGCTGATAATCAGGTAAATAATACTGAAGATAATCAACAAACAGATGCAAGCACAGATTTAACTACTGATAATGCTAATCTTGTGTTACTTGACGGGTGGTTAAAAGAAGATGGACAGGTAGATTATGATAAGATACTAGATGATACACTGAAAGGTTACATTAAGAATCTACATGAAAGGCTTAAACAGGTCGAGTGGGATTACAAGTACAAGATGGCTATAGCTGTTGAGGCGTTAAAGTCAAATATGTATGACCCAGCTGATGCAGACAAGTTTATAAGTACTTCTGACTTAAGCATTGATGATGATGGTAATGTAGTTGGTGTTAAAGAGGCATTTAACAAATTAAGAGAAACTAAACCTCATTTATTTAAGTCTACTGACTCTAGTAATGGTAATGCTGGTTTTAATCCGGCTAAAGGAAGAAAAGTAGACGGCTATAGAGATGGAATGTCTTTTGCAGAGGCATTTAATTAAAATATTAAAACAAGAAAAGGAAGGTGTTTAAGTATGGCATACGCAGTTAAATATTTAGAGGCTTTAAGAGAAAAGAAACTTGAAGGACTGTTTATCAATGATTACTTCTTAGCCGATAAGGTGTTAAACTCTATGGAGTTTAGCAGTGGTGCAACTGCTAATGCAACAGGTGGTTTAAGCTACACTGTTGTACGTAACGAGGAGGTTGAGGGTGCAGCAACATCTCGTGCTTTTGGTCAGGATTATCAGGTAGTTAATGCTAACCCTGTACCTGAAACTTTTTATCTTACTGTTCTTGGTGGTAAGTACTCTGTAGATACTACCCTTGAGGACATTGTAAAGATGGTTAATACTGAAAATGAGGCACGTGCAAAGATGGCTGCAGCTCAAAAGGAGTTTGCTAGACAGTTGATTAAAGGTACTGGTACTAATAACGAGTTTATTGGTATTGATAAGTACTGCGAAGATAACGGTCTGATATCTGAAATAATCTTGGATATTAGCGGTGGAATCAACCAGTCAGTAGCTGAAAACTTCTATGCAGGCTTTAATGAGGTGTGTGGTGAACTTAATGTTGACCCTAACAGGATTTTCGTATCAAGGGCATTGGGTTCTAAGCTTAGTTCTATACAAGGTATACTACAAAAGTATGTACAAAAACCTACGATTGGAAGGTTAGATTACGAGACATTCGCTGACATTCCTATAGTACCATTCGATAACAAGATTGGATTTAGATTTACTGCTTCTGCAATAGAAGCTGCTAATTATAAAGGTCTTGAGGAAGGTGCAGTATATGAAAATATGTATATCGTAAGAGTTGACGTTAATAATGGTATCTTCTGTGCTTCTCCTATTAACGAGCAAAACTTTGTAAAGGTTATAAAACCTATTGAAAATGGCTCACCAATTGCTACTGGTTATGTTGATTTCCCGACATGCCTTGTAGTTAAAAATAGGAGAGCAGTAAGAAAAGTCATGGTAAAAATTAAGTCAGCTCCTGAAAAGGCTGAAGGCTAATGATTGGAGGGGTTACTTATGGCACTTGTCATAGGTAAAAACTCCTATATGACTTTGGATGAGGCTAAGAGTCTAGCTCAAGTAGAGCTGGACTCTGGCTCTCCAGAGGCTAAACTGTGGAGTGAATTAAGTGACAGTGATAAAGAGATTGTATGTAAAAGAGGTACAATTGAAATAAACACTTTAAACTTTAAGGGTCGTAGTATTAAAAATAAATATGACTTAAAGTTTCCAAGATTAATCAATGGTGTGGAAACAATACCTGAAAGTATTAAGATTGCAGCACTTATACAAGGACTAATGTCAAGATTAGTTACATCTGGTGAATATTACAACTTAGCAATTAACGGTGTTGAAAGCATGACTGTAGGACCTAATAACGTAAAACTTAATACTGACAGGTTTAATGGTATAAGAATACATGAAAAGGCCATGGTTTATGTGGAACCTTACATTAAAAAATCTGGTGGATAATATTAATCAACAGTATAGAGAAATTAGGTATGGTGTTGTATATGTGTTAATATTGTAGTTAGGAATTGGACTACATTAGTTAAAAAATAAATATTGTGGTGGTCACAAGCCTTAACACTAATATTAACACCTAAAGCATTACTTATAAAATATTATAATGATGTTATGTGGAGGTGTTAATATGGTAGATGTGAATAGTACTATTGAGTTAAGACTTTCAGCTTTAGAAAAACAGGTTGATAATATAGATAACTCATTAAAAGATAAATCTGACAGATTATTAACTTTAGAGAATACACAAAAAGTTATATTTGAAAAGCTTGATAATGTATCAAAGCACACAGAGGCTATAGTCGGCATGAGTTATGAGGTTAAAAACTTAGCTTCTAAGGTCGGTGAAGTTGTGGAATTAATTGAGAAACAAGAGATAAAGATTGATAAACAAAACAAAAGAATAGATGAAATAGAAAAAAAGCCTGGTAAGGTGGCACTAAGTACAATAACATTTATAATTTCGACCATAGTAAGTACTGGTATTGGTGCCTTAATAGGAATGCTTATTAAATAAGGAGGTCTGTGATATGTTTAAAAGATGGATTAAGGCGGCAGGCATTAGAGCATTAAAAACTATGGCACAAACAGCAGTAGCAACTATTGGTACATCTGCTGTATTGAGTGAGGTCAATTGGACTATTGTAGCTAGTGCATCAGTTCTAGCTGGTATACTATCTTTACTCACATCAATTGCAGGACTACCAGAGTTAAAATACGAGGATGAAACTAAGTAAACATTATATAAAATAATGTATGTGCCTGATTTTAAGCGTATATTATAATATATAATAGCCGCCCCACCAAATAGAGGAAGGAGGTGCCAAAGATGTTTGCTAGATTTTACAACAGAGAGGCACAGTTAGAAAGATATATAAAGTCTGATAACCGATATAATGAGGCAGAGTATGAAAGTGCTATTACAATTAAGGTGTGTAGATATGGACCTAAAGGTTATAAGAGAGACAATGACAATGAGTCTGTGTATGCAGAGTATATATATCAGACAACAGCTGATGTAAAGGTAAAGGACAGATTAGACGGTTATATAGTCACAAAAGTAAACGAGCACTACGACATCTTTGGCAACTTCGTTTATAGAGAGGTGTATGTAGTCAATGGCTAATGATTTTATTGACATGGATTTTAGATGGTTGGACGGGACAGGTAACGATGCCATTGATAAACCATTCTTAGATGGTAAAGATGTTAAGCTAATTGTACACGGTATTACAATGAGGTCTTTAAAGATTGCTCTTGAAATACTAGACCGTGCACAAGCTAAAGTACCTGTGGACACAGGTTTCCTTAAAAGTACTGGTAAAGTAGTGCAAGTTGAGGATGGTTTTGAGGTAAGATATGACGCAGATTATGCAATATATGTGCATGAGTTAGTAGATAATAAACACCCTAATGGTGGACAGGCGAAGTTCTTAGAAGAGGCATTTTATGAGGTAATGTCAGAGGTTATAGGAGGTGGCGATGTTTAATGGTTAGTAATGACGTAGTAAAAAATACTTTTGCTGACTTAATTGAGGACTTTGGATATCCTATAACTTTTGATGATATTGATGGTAAAGCAAGAAATAAAATAGGTATATACCTAAGAGACGCTGGTAACCCAGTGTTAACTCTGAGTAATAAAATTGTTAAAGTCACTAAAGATTTGAATATCAGGCTTCATGGAGATACTACAACAGGTAGTCAAAAAGCTTGTGAGGAAATAATGGCAGAAATTGCTGACAGGTTAGTCTTTAGTAATAAAAAGTTTATTGGTTTTAAAGTATTAAGTAGTACTTTAAGGAAAGCCGGAGAAAGGATAGGTACTACAACTAATGGAATACCTGTTTATCAGATGGCTTTCTTAATAACATATCAAGAAATATAAAGGAGGTTGTTAATATGGCTACATTAGCTAATGGCACTGAATTACACAAACTGGACTCTACTGGTTCTTCTATTACACATACTTACACTGATGTAACAAATATCGGGGAGTTCGGTGCAGAGAGAGACGCTATTGAGTATGATGCACTAGATTATGACATAACGAAGGCTCTTCCTGGAAAACCTAAGTACGCAGACCTTAATCTTGAGATGGTTTGCACACCAGAGGCTCATTTAGCTCTCGAACAGGACTTCGATAGTGGTACTATTAATAAATACGCTATCACATTCCCATTCGAAGATCCTGGTGGCAACATGGATAAGCAATTCGATGGTTTTGTGTTATCTTGTAAAGTAACTGGTATCGAGCCTGATGGATTGTTAAAAACTACTGCTACCATTAGGATAGTAAGTAAGCCCACCCCATTTACAAAACCTAAAACTGGTGGAGGAGCGTAATTAAGCATTAAATATAGGAGGTTGCTGTTTATGTGACCTCCTCAATTTTAAAAAATAATGCAAGAGAGGTTGATTAATATGGCAGGTAAAGTACCTAAATTACCATTAGACTACAAACCTAAAAACATTAGAGACTTTGAGAATAAATATGGTTCTATCTTTGATAACTTGGATGGTAGCGTAACTAATATAACTAGGTTAATACAAGCTGGCAATGGAAATTGTGACGAGGAAACAGCAGATAATATACTTTGTACTTTTATAGAAAATGGTGGCGATGTATTCGAGGCACTTATGCAGATTGTGGAGGCTTTGCAGAGTGGGGGTTTTTTACCAAGAGACAAGGCTCTGGCAAAAACTCTACGCAAGAGATTCGAGAAAACTATCGAGAAGATGGTGAAAGAGGCAGAGTCGGAGATAGCGACTACTCAATTAGAGGCGTAAGGGATGTAATTGAGGTAGAGGAAGGGCAGACTTGGTCTGGACTATATGCTTCTATGTATCCAGAGGCTAGTTTACTTGGTATTAGCTATGAGGCATTTTGGGAAATGAAACCCATTGAAATCATAAGGGTTGCAGAGGCAAAAGAAAAGGACTTTATAGCTAATGCTAACTTTCAGTTATCTATGGCTTGGTATACTGCAAGTTTGCAAGGTATTGCATTTAATAACCCTAAAAAGTTCCCTAGAAAGCCTCCTAAGATTGAAACTAAACAGGATAAACTTGAGAAGAGTAAACAGTTAGCATATTTCTTAGATGCTCTATCTCGCAAGTAAACTGTTTATATGACTTAGTATGGCAGGTGACTTTTAGGGTTACCTGCCTATTTTATTATAGATATTGGAGGTGAGGTTAATGGATGGCATAAAGGAGTTAATGATAACACTTAAGGCGAATATGGTTAGCATCAATAATACCGTTAAAACAGTTAACAACTCTGTTAAAGGTATGATGTCTAATATAAATAAAGATGTAAAAGCTGGTCTTAATAATGTTAAAAGCTCTGTTAATAAAGGTGCTAGTAGTTTAATAAGTATGTTTAAAAAAGTCGGGGCGGCAATAGGAATAGCCTTCTCACTAAATGCTATTAGAAAGTTCGCCAGTGATTGTATAGATTTAGCGTCTGACCTTATCGAGGTACAAAACGTTGTCGATGTTACTTTTGGTGATGGCGCAGATAAAATAAACAACTTCGCTAAGTCAGCAGCAAAAGCCTTTGGTCTTTCTGAACTGGAGGCTAAAAGATACACCGGTACATTAGGTGCTATGCTTAAAAGTATGGGTTTAACTAGCGAGCAAGTATCTGATATGTCTATGCAATTAACTGGTTTAGCCGGTGACTTTGCATCATTCTACAACTTGGACTCTAAAACTGCATTTGAAAAGATACGTAGTGGCATTATGGGTGAAACAGTACCACTTAAGCAGTTAGGTATCAATATGTCAGCAGCTAACTTGCAGGCTTTTGCACTTACTCAAGGCATTACTAAGCAATATAGTGCAATGTCGGAGGCAGAAAAGGTATTGTTAAGATACAATTACCTTATGAGTGTTAGCAAAGATGCACAAGGTGACTTTGCTAGAAATAGTAATAGCTGGGCAAACCAGATTAGATTACTTAAACTAAACTTTGACAGCTTTAAAGCTACATTAGGTCAAGCATTTATAAATATATTAACACCAGTAATAAAAGTATTAAATCAACTTGTTGGATATTTAAACACTGCGGCAACTGCTTTTGCTAGCTTTATAGCATCTATAACAGGACAAACTCAAAAAGCTACTAATGCAGTCGGTTCTGTGGCTAAAGCAATTGGTGACGTAGGGGTATCCACTAGTGAAGCAGTAGAAGAAAGTGCTAAATCAGCTAAGAAAGCATTAGGTGTCATTGGTGGTTTAGATGAATTAGTATCTCTAAATAAAAAGGACAAATCTGATGAAAAAGCTGGTGTAGCAGGTGGACTAGACATATCTAGTTTATCTACTGATGTTGTAGAGAAAACAGTAGATTCTACAAATAAAGGTTTTGATAAACTAAACGGTATATTTGATGGTGTAAAAGATACAATTATTGACATTGGAAAAGCTTTTAAGGACCATTTTATAAATCGTCTTGAAGGTGTTAGTTTTGATAGAATAAAAGATGGACTTAAAGGTATAAAAGATAGTATATTAAATATAGGACAAGGTACATCTGACTCATTTAAAAGGATGCTAGTTAACTGGGCTGGTGGTATTGGTGACTTTACGGGGAGTGCAACAAAGGTTAGTATAGGAATCGGTGAGACACTTATTGGTGGTTTATCTGATTATTTAACTAATAATCAAGGAAAGTTAACTGACACTATTAATAATATTTTTACTAATATTGGTAATTACTACTCCAATGCTGGTAATATTGTAGGTAAGTTAGGTGACTTAGTATATGATTTCTTTACTGATAGTAGTACACAGGAGGCTGTCTCTAACACTATTAGTATACTAAGTGACTTAGTATTAAAGCCTATTGAACTAGTAACTCAATTCTTGTCTGACGCATCTGCTGAGGTTGATACTTACCTTAATAACATGTATCCATATATAGAAACAACTCTAAGTAATATATCAGACTTGATGTCTGATATATCTGGTAATGTAAAAACTGTTGTTAGTGATGTATTTACTGCTATTGGTGAAACTTATGATAAACACATAAGACCAGCATTGACAAACTTTAGAGAAGGCGCTGAAAAAATAGGACAAACAGTATTAACAGCGTGGAACGAACATATTTACCCGGTTATTAAAGGTTGGATAGAAGAGTTTAAGAGAGTATACGAGGAAGCTATTAAACCTTTGATTGACCAAGTTGCGGAGTTTGTTGGCAAGCTGATAGAAAATGCATCTATTATATATAAGGAGTTTGTAGCACCTATTGTATCTTGGTTATTTGAGAACTTAGTTTCAGCATTCTCTGTTGTATTTAGTACAATTGGAGATATAGTAGGTACTGTAGTTGAATTGATTGCTGGTGCAGTTGAAGGTATTATACAAACCATTGGTGGCATCATTGATTTCATAGTTGGTGTGTTTACTGGCGATTGGGAGAAAGCATGGGAAGGTTTAAAAGATATAGTAGCTGGTATATGGGATACATTAATATCTATATTAAAAGCTCCTATAAACTTATTAATTGACGGTCTTAATTTCTTAATTGGTGGCCTTAATAAAATTAGTTTTGACATACCTGATTGGGTACCGATTATTGGTGGTAAGAAGTTCGGCTTTGATATACCTAAAATACCTAAACTTGCTGATGGTGGTATAGTAACACAGGCTACCGTAGCATTAATAGGTGAGGCTGGTGCTGAAGGAGTTATACCATTACAAAATAGCCAGTTTATTAAGGACTTTGCACGTGAGGTTGCTAATGCTATTGGTACTAAT